TATGTTGTTATATCCGCAACCAATAAACGACATTGCGCCTGATGCAGTATTTGAAAAAACATTAGAGCCATCAAAACCACCGCCAACAATTACAGAGCCTGAGCCACTTGCTGTATTTTTACGTCCACCACCAATAAATGACCAATCACCACTAGCCACATTACGATTAGCCGCAGTCCCTGCGTCGCCCCCGCCCAAAATAACGCTGTATGCACCAGTGGCCTGATTGTTACCACCGCCTACTACTACTCCATGAGGGGTGTAAAAGGATAGGGTTGATGTTGATGAACCGCTTGCCGCTTGGGATAGGGTTAGGCTTGTTCCTGAGATTGCGGCAACGTAAGTGTTTGGAAAGTTGCTAATACTTGTGCCAGTAATTAACTGGCCTACTTTTATACTCGCATTTGAGCCGCTTAATGTTACGGTGGTAGTTCCGTTCATGGTCGCAGACTGTGTTGTTACAGCAGATGCAGAAGTTCCTGAGTTTGAGTAACCGCCAACAATAATGTTTAAGTACCCTGCCGCAGAATTTCCATACCCTGAAAGAATGCCAGTAAAAAAATTAGACGCTCCTTGGTTTGCATATCCACCAGCAACAACTGCTGAATACCCAGAAGAAGTGTTGTAAGCGCCTCCTAATACAAAACTATTTTGTCCAGTTGCTGTGTTTGAAAAACCACCAAAAATGCCGCTACTTGAGCCAGATGCAACTTGCGCCGCAATGCTTCGCCCCGTCTGCCAATCCACCGCATTAGCACCCCTAGCATTACCACCTGTTGCTGTGGAATCTGTTTGTTGAGCCTGTAGCGCACCAGTACCTTTTGGTTGTAGGACTAATGGGATGTTTGTGTCTGAGCCAGCAGAAGAAATAGCGGGGCCAAAGCCAGTAACCGTTCCACCCATCAACAAGTAATTGACCGCAGAGCCGTTTGTTCCAACAAAAACCTGACGGCTGTTGTTCATCAACAAATCAATACCGCTAGATGAACCTTTTGAGTTTAACAAGAGCCTTGCATTAGCATCAGAACCTTGCGAACTAATTGTCGGCCCTGTACCAGTAGCCGCCCCCGTTACTTGTACATAGTTAACAGCAGAGGCTGTGTGGGATACACGCATCTGTTCTTGGGCAGATGCGTTTGTTTGGAAACGAATTGAACCCGCACCTTTTGATGAAAATGCTGAGTTAATATCTGTATCAGTGCCTACTGGCAACAAAATAACTGCGCCACCAGATGAGTTACCTTGTGCGCTAAAGTAGTTGACGTTTGTTACACCAGAGTTTGCAACCCTAAAACCAATTCCGTTGGGTGTGGCTAATTCAAGAGCACTACCAATAGATGTCAAACGTGCACCAGACCCCACAGTCGCATAAGCCGTCGCACCACTACCACCGCCACCGCTAAAGGTTACTGTTGGTTGTTCTACATAGCCTGAACCTGCGTTGGTGATGGTTGGGTTTGGAAACGAAGTCCTAACAGACCAAGAAGTTGTAAAAGTTGCAGAAGAACCTGTGCCACCAGTTACAGATACGGGATTAGTTGGCAATACTGTGTATGAGCCAAAAGATGAAACCGTAATGCTAGTAATAACACCTCCCGACACAGTAGCAACAGTTAGCGTTGCCGCAGTTGTAGAAGTGCCGCCTACTAATGTCAGTACATCACCTACTGTGTAACCCGTACCACCCGATGCGATAGTAGGCGTTGTACCTAACAACATACTAAAAGAAATAGTTGCTTGAACTCCACCTGCGGTTGTAGGCGTAGATACAGTTGCAGTAGGCACGGATGTGTACCCAGAGCCGGTGTTTGTAAACGTGATAGCAGTAACAGTCCCACCATTAGAGATATTCACCCCTGAACTACCTGCGGCTAGGTCTATTGCTCCTGTTCCTTTGGTCTGTGTAACAAAACTAATGTTTGAGTCAGAACCTTGAGAAGATTGAATAACTGCTTTTGTTGTAGCACCACCAGTCACCTGAACGTAATTGACTGCTGATGCGGTGTGGGAAACACGGGCTTGTTCTTGACCAATATTATTCGTATAAAGACGAACATTACCTGTTCCTGCACTTGTTGCATACAGAGAACCATCAGACTGTAAGCCTACACTTGCTACACCTGAAAAGGATAGGGTAGGAGTTCCGTAAACTGCTGTTGTGGTTGTGGGGATGTAGGTATTTAATGTAGAACCAAACTCAAACTGTGAACCCCAAATTAAAATAGTTCTATTTGTGCCTGTATATGACGGAGTTCCACTTCCAACAAATGCAGAGCCATCAGACATGGCAACATAATTAGTTTGACCACTGATATTAGAACCAGTTGTTACAGAAATAGAACATCTATACCAATTATTCCCAACTGCTGTAATAGAAGTTGAATCAACACTAAAACCAGTACCAACAGCATAAGTTTTAGATAAAACTCCAGTTGAAATATTAAACTCTGCCGCAGCTATATTACTATTTGCTCCTCGAACTGACAAAACAAGATATACACCATTTACATTTTTTCCATAGCAACTAAAGGTATATTGAGTGCCTGTTATAATATTTGCCGATTGACTAATTGAATGAACGGCACTAGCAGTCCCTTCGTCTATTGTTTCTGCTGTAGTAGTCCCGTCAGGAGCAGTGGATGTATTTGCAGTAACAGTTATATTATTTTTTGCCCAACTTGCATTATCAAATTCTTGGCTTCGTACAAATAAGTTCTGCCCAGTACCCTTTAAAACTTCTGTCTGAGCAGTAAGCGTCGTAAACGTACCAGCCGCAGGGGTTGTGCTGCCAATGGCAGGTGGATATGCAAGCGTATCCGTTGTTACCGCTTTACCTGCGGGGTAATCACAAAACACATCCTTTGTGCCTGCTGAGAAGTTAACCAGTGAGCCGCCATTGCTAGATGCCAGCACCGTGTCTCGACTTAACGTCGTACCGGAAGATGTGTACGTACCAATGCCCACCTCATACTCAGTGCCCGTATAGGCAACAATGGTGTAGTACGTGGTGTTTCCGTTACCTATAACGGCGAAGCTCTGGCAACTGGGTACCGCTCCAAGCAGGGTGATTGTCCCTGTGCCTGCGGTAGTTGTCGTCTCCCTAACACGGTCGGCAAGGACAAGCGCCATATTTAACCTGCCAAGCTAAGTGTGTATGTAATGTTCAGTGTGTCGCCAGATACAACCGTCCGGTCGCCGGGTGATTGGAAATCAGCGGCAGAAAACAGTGTGCCCGTTGTCCCGCCCTTTGTGTCATTGCTAATCAAAAACGCACCGCCCACAGTAGCAGTTGCATTGATGTTAAACGCCGCCACAGAAGCCGAGTTCGTAGCCACTGAGGGGTTAGCTGTCGTTGCCGTAGCAAACGAGCATGTAGGACGTACACCGTTACTGTAAGGCGTGATCTCTGTCCAGCCCGCGTGAGAGGCTGCTGTATCCCCAGCCGCCGGTGTATTAGAAGCACCATCCCCGTACAAACCTAAGTACCAAGTTGTGATCTGTGTAACTGAAGTCAAGGCACTGCCTGCCATGTACTGAAGACCTGTGTTGACCACCAAGTTGTGTTCTGTTGCAGTCCACTTAACCTCGCCATCCGCGCCCACACATTCCATCGTGAAGCGGCCTAAAGCCATTGCAGACTCGCCCGAACGTGTGCCACACACCAGCCCTGCGGCCACCACATCTTTACCTGTAACTTTTTCGTGTGACATAGAAACCTTTAGTTAGAACTACGAATCAACGCCGCTGTCGCTGTGTTCGCGGGCATGGTGATTGTAAAGTTAGTAGAAGTTTTGTCAGACCCAAAGTCCAACACGGCAATAGATTTATTACCTTGGGTAAAGTTGTAAATCAACGCACAACGAGCCGTCACCGAGGCGTTAAACACAACATCGGCAAAGTCAACATAAGCGGTATATCCAGATGAGTTGATGGTCACACCAGTCAAAGTTACACCGCCCGCCACATACCCGCCACCGCTAACTTCATTGGTTGAGTCGTACACGGTCGTAGATTCGTTTAAATCAGCGCTGGCGGTAAACAAAGCAATCTTCAATGTGTTTGTAGACAAATTGTGAACGCCCGTATACAACTCCGTTTTGAAGCTGGTGGTCTGGGTTTGTAGGATGTAACTCATGAAACAGCAACCCTAAGTTGACCATCTCTATACGCATCCATCCGCTGTTTGCCGTCTGCCAAGTTTTTATACAAAGCAATAGCCTGAACATAACGCTGTTGAGCAAGAGCAACCATATCAGCCTCACCCTTCATGTAGGTGTAAGCTTCACAAATCGTCCCGTACAGCAATACAGAATCAAAGTTATCACCAAGCCACGACGTACTAGCAGTCACAATCGACTCAGGGTAGTAGTAGAAGTGCAACTCAACCACATAGTTTGAATTTGGCGTAGGGCCAAGAATAAACGACAGCTCTGTAGAATCTAACGTGGACGGCCCAAAGATGGCGTAGTGCTTTGGCAAGCCCGTAGCAGATGAACTGGGATACGCTTCACGAATGAAGTTGACATCTTTGTTCAGCAAATATTTGTAGTCACCAGCCGCATCCACCACTGCCAGTGAATACGTAGACAAAAAGTCGCCCGGAGCAGACAAGTACTTGTTATTGGTTGACAAGGTGCCTGTCATGTTCTTCCGCAAATTAGCAGGTTGCGCGGTGTTGTAGATGCGCTGCTCCGCCTGACGGATAAAAATATCCATGTCAGTTGTTGGGAAAGAGTTCTCGCAGTAATCACTTACTGCAACGACAAGCTCACTGTAGTTCATGCCATCGGGCCCCTGCTCATAACGCCTTTAGTGGCCGCGCCTGCACCGCGCATTTTGATACCAGACGTTTTAGCGGCTGGCTGTGCGCGACGATTGATATTACCTACAGACATATTGACTGTATTGGCATCACTGTGGTCAGGGCCAGAGCCGGGATTGGTAGTAGCTTTAACTTCTTTGCCAGACATCGTGTGCGGCTTAGCATAAACTTTGGCATCGCCCACTTCTTTGCCCATCATCTTTTTGCTAAATGTAGCCATGATTAACCTCGTTTCTGGTTGGCAATCTTTGCCAAATTACGACCCATAGTCTTCATATCGGTATTGGTTTTACCTTTACCTTTACCTTTTCCACCGTGCATCATGCCAGCGGTAGGGCCGCTATCACCATAGTTTTTACCAACGGTTTTGCCTTTTTTGGCAATGCCATCTGCTGATCGTGTAAATGCCATTTTAATCTCCTTAAGATACTGTAACTGTACCAACAAATGTCGTTGCCACCAAGTAGTTTGGTGTCAATTCGCCATCAAAAAATCTAGACCCACCAACTGGGCTCCAGCCCCACTGTATGTCTCGTGAACCACCTGACAAGTTACCAGCCGAGTTAACACCAGAAGTTACATACGTTGTATCTCTACGCGGGTTACGCAAAGCCTGTGGATCATCTACTGGAAACGTACCTAACATCAACTGTGGCTGATCGGGATCCCAACACTCCGGGCAGACCAACAACTCATACTTACGCTGCTTAATAATCTCAGTCTTAAGCTGTTTTAATTTGAACTGTTGGCCACAACGATCACATTCAGCAATCGCTATCTTGCCGGATGCGTACCGATTACCCATTAGTAACCTCCGCCACTTCCAATAAACATTGGCCTAGGAACAAGTCGAAGCGGGGCTTTCTCGCGGTCTTCACCAGCGGCAATCTCAAAGGTTTCATCGTAAATCTGTTTAAGCATCTGAATGCGGGGCATCAATTCAGGTACTTTGATTGCAATGTGATACGCTAAACCAGCTACAAGGCATGGTAAAAAACGGAAGTTCATGTCAGCGGTTTCAACACCAGCGCCAGCGTCTTGAACCCGGCGAAGCCTCCAGTACACAAACTGATAGGGCGTTGAGTTATCAGGCGTAGGCCATACAGTAACAGCCGGTAACTGTGGCACAAAAACCGCAGTTGCAGTTAAATGAGATGCCGCTGTTGTATTGTTCTGTCCACGGAATACTCCGCCAAGCACATTACCTGTGACGTAGGTGTAGTAAATGTCTTCTGAATCTACACGGATAAAACCTGACCCAGCTAAACCCACCACCGTGTTAAGCGTTATTGTGGTGTCTGTTGACGTAATCGCGCCCACCAAGACCGAATTGGTTGGGTTAGTTTCCCCAGAAAGACGCTGAATCCAGACTTGAATTGGGCGAGCTTGGCTAAGCTTGTTTGGAATAGTTGCATAAGTTGAAACGCTAATGCGTGAAATGGTTAAGTCGGCTTGCGTAGAAGCAGTGTTAGACCCAGTGCGAATAACGTGCTCTAGCAAATCAATAGTATCAGTTGGAAGGGCGTACGTGGCTAAACCGGGGGTTAGGTTAATGATCCCCTGCTCCATCGTCCACATGTTGATGCCCTTGTTCTGCCACTCAACAGTCATCAAATTCATTGAACGGCGTGCTGTACGCAAGTCATAACCTGAACGCATTTCACGGCCAGCCCTCTCCCACGCTTCCTCGGCAATTTCCGTGAAATCCATATTGAAAAGGGTTGAGCCGGTAGTGGTCATTTTTTAGCCGTCTTTGCAGAGTCAATAAAAGCCTGAGCCGTGGGCGCACCTTTTTGGCCCGGTTTGCGCATCTTTTCACCCCTAGCACGTTTAGCATGGATGTTGGCATAAAGACCAACAGCGCCGCCTTCTTTGTACTGCGTGAAGTCAGTGTTATCCCGACGTGCTTTTTTCTTTGCACCGGGCATTTTGCTTGGGGATATGGCCCCCATTCCACGGCTAGGCATCATGATTTAACACATCTTTCCGCGTGTTTTACCACGCTGAGCAATACCATCTGCACGAGTAACGCCACCAGAAGCCAGCTTTTTAGGCTTACTTACAGATGCGCCGTCCTTGTCTTGTGGCACAGGCATACCTTCACGGAACACTGTGTCTTTTGGGGGCGCAGTCTTCTTAGGAGGTGGAGTTTTAGCCGCAGGTTTTTTAGTCGGTGGTGCACCTTCGGGGTCAGTAGGAGGTTTGCCCATTTCAGCGGTATAGATACCACCTTCAGCGTATTTTTTCATGGCTTAGCACTTCCCGCCATTTTTCATAGTAATCATTGTGCCTTTGGTTTTGCCCTTAGTAGCAATACCGTCAGGCGTCTTACCTGTTTTTACAGCGCCCATCTTAGACGCAGCCATACCGCCCTTAGCCAACTTGGTCATAGGTGAACCTTTGTGCAAACGACCTTCGTGTTTGTTCACGGCCTTCTGCATCATGCCCTTATCCATTTTTACATCTGAATGTTTCATATCGCCACCTTTAGAAAATTTGCGGCCCTTGTCCGCTTGGTTAAATTCTTTGCCCACGGATTGTGGGACGCCTGCTTTCTTAGCAAATGCGGGGTTGTTAGCCACCGCCGCCATGAAATTGTGTTGCTTCTTACTGACTGACGGCATCATTATCCTTTTTGCCGAATAAGCT